GCCCTTTTAGCACCAACTAAGAAAGGGAAGGGGAAGGGCTGGAGGAAGATCGATATTGACATTTCTTCACTCTATCGCCTCGCCAGGATGGGGGCCACTCAGGCAGAGGCAGCTAGCTTCTTCTGTATGACACAGAATTGTTTTGAGCAACGCTTGCATGGGGATGCCGAGCTCCGTGAGATATGGGATCGTGGTATCGCGGAATCCAAGTTATCGTTGCGCCGCTTGCAGATCAAACATGCTGAACGCCCAGGAATGGCCGGAGTAACAATGACAATTCATCTCAGCAAGCACTGGCTTGGTGAACATGATATGCCCACCTCCCTTACTCAGATAAAGAATGAGGGGCCAGCGGTGATGAGCTTCCAGTTTGATTCGCCTGCCGAAAAGCTGCACAACGCTGGGCTAGACTAGAATGGCTCCCCTCGAAACCCCCCTCCCCCCACGCCGACGAGTCGAATGGCAGAGACCACATCTATACAAAAAACAGCTCGACGCCATATTCACTACCGCCCGGTACGCTATTATCGAAGCCTCGACAAAAAGCGGCAAGACAGTTGGTTGTCTCACCTGGCTGATTGAGCAAGCCGTGATGGGCAAGGATGGGCGGAACTACTGGTGGGTGGCTCCTTCTTTTCGCCAAGCAGCTATTGCGTTCCGCCGAGCTAAGGGGGGTCTCTCCAGAGACACGTTCAGCAGTAATGATACCAACTTGATGCTTAAGCTGTGCAACGGCGCAATGATCTGGTTTATCTCGGGCGAAATACCAGATAACCTTTATGGTGAGGATGTTTACGCCTGTGTCATTGATGAAGCCTCCCGTTTGCGCGAAGCTGCCTGGCATGCTATTCGTTCCACCCTCACAGCTACTCGCGGCCCGATTCGAATCATTGGCAATGTCAAGGGGCGCAAGTCTTGGTTTTACAAACTCGCCCGAAAAGCAGAGGCCGGCGAACCCGACATGCATTTCTCCCGAATCCAAGCGAAAGATGCCGTAGCAGCGGGAGTCTTAGCCGCAGAGGAGATTGCGGACGCCAAGAGCAAGTTGCCGGACAATGTGTTCAAAGAGCTCTACGAAGCTGAGCCTGGAGACGACTCTGGTAACCCCTTTGGATTGGAGGCCATTCGGAAGTGCACCCAGTTGATGTCCCTCACAACCCCCATATGTTATGGCGTCGATCTCGCGAAGTCTACCGATTGGACGGTCATCATTGGTTTAGATGAGGCTGGGAACTGTTGCTACTACGAGCGTTTCCAGCGGCCTTGGCTAGAGACGGTTAAGCGGATTAAAGATGTGGTCGGACATACCCAGTGTTTGATGGACTCTACTGGGGTAGGCGATGCCGTGGTGGAATTCATTCAGCGTAACTACGGTAGCAACTTCGAAGGCTTCAAGTTTAGTGCCACCAGTAAGCAGCAGCTAATGGAAGGGTTGACACTAGCGGTGCAGGGTTCAGCCATTACCTTCCCACAAGAGGTGGCAGATGAAATGGAGGAGTTTGAATACACCTATACGCGCACAGGAGTCTTTTACAGCGCGCCTGAAGGTCTTCATGACGACTGTGTCTGCGCATTAGCCTTAGCCAATCAGAAGTTAAACCACCTGACTGGCGCCATGGGATTGCTTCGCCACTATCAGAACATGGCTCAGGCGGCGAATGCAGAAACCAAACCCGAGAAAGCACCGGGAATACGACCTGTTCCACCCAAGCCAGTTACCGAAGTTCCTTCTCCTGTAAAAGCCTACCAAGAGACGCTAGCCAAGATGGAGTTGAAAGATGTCTGCTGCTACTGTGGGGGATCGCTTGATGCGGGACGTTGTACCGACGGCTACAAATCCTGGTGTCAACCTTGCAACGTGCCCGACTGGGTTCGCGCACAACGGGCCGCAACCTTGCCAAATACGTGCGATGTGACATTTCCTGAGGCGTCAACATAGGAAAGCCTATATCATGCTGTAGTAATGCCATCTTGAAGGAGTCTAACTAAATGGACGACGATAATTTTTTCGGAAGCCCTCCGATGACCAAGGGTCCTCGAGGTGGGAGTCCTCAGCCCGTCAGTCCCGGCTTTGGCATGACAGGTCGACCAGGCACAGGCACCTTCCCTCGGCAGCTCCCGAAGCCCATTTACGGGCGTCCCGGCGATTTTAATGGTAACGAACGCGCTGCTCAGAGCCAACGAGGCGACCGTGCGCAGGCTGCTTTGATGCCAATGCCTCGGGGGCTGACTTCGGACGATGAGCGTTACAATCCTCAGCCTCCCAACTTCATTGATGATGTCGACATTGACCTCAACTGGTTTTCTCCCTTTCAGCCTGTCTGGCCCTTCGGTCCCCCGTATGTCAACTATCCTCGAGAGTGGGATTACCCGGTCGGCGTTAACCTGGATTACATGCCTCGCCGGATGCAGATGTTCAGCATGCTACGGACGCTGGCACAGAGTTGGGGCATCCTGGCTACCGTAATCGAAGCCCGCATAGATGAGTTAGTTGGGATGCCCTGGACATTCGCTCTTAAAGGCATAGAGAAGGGAGCGAAGAGCTCAGCTAATGACCCTCGGGTGAAAGCGCTAACTCAGTTCTTTCTCAAACCCGATCGAAAGCATGTCTACCCAATATGGATGCGCATGATCTTTCGAGACCGTTACATTATCGATGCCGCTACGGTGCACATCTGGCGCAACGCACTGGGAACAACCCCTTATGCCCTAGAACCTATCGATGGGGCTACTATCAAGCCGCTGATTGATGATTCTGGTCGCACCCCCGACTTTCCAAACCCGGCGTTTCAGCAGATTATCAAGGGTCTGCCGATGAACAACTACACAGAGCGTGACTTACTTTACATGCCCGCTCGGCCTCGCACAGACTTGCCCATTTACGGCTACTCGGAAGTAGAACAGGTTATGATGGAGGCAACGGAGGGGATTCGGAAGACGCTCTACATGCTTAACTTCTGGCAGGAGGGTACGATACCAGACGTGATGCTTGGGGTACCCGAAACCTGGACACCTGAACAGATTGCAATATGGCAAGCAAGTTTTGACGCCCTGCTCTCCGGCAACATGAACTTGAAGTCCAAGATTCGGTTCATTCCTGGAGGGATGAAGCCGTTCGAGATGAAGGGGAGTGCAGGTGACTTACTCAAATCTGACTACGACGAGTGGATCGCCCGCATTATCTGCTTTGCCTTTCGGATGCCACCCAAGCCTTTCATCAAGGAACCAGAAAGTCGGGCCTCCGCCGAACAGGAAAAAGAACAGATAACCCAGCAAGGGTTGCGGGTCGAAATGCTCTGGTGGAAGTCTTTCATGGACAGCTTGATCCGCCTAGGGTGGGGATACGACGATATTGAGCTCTCCTGGCAAGAAGATGACGAGGTAGCTGCTACAGATGAGGCAACTGTTCTTAACTCCTACGTCAAGACGGGAGTAATGACGCTCAATGAGTCTCGAAATCGATTGGGCTTGGACCCGGTGGACGGCGGGGATGTCAATCTCATCTATACAGCTTCGGGAGCTGTGCCCTTCGATCAGATGGCTGCTGGCGTGGCTATTCAGATGCAACAGCAAGCGGCGGAGGCTAAGCAGAATCAACCTGAAGCGAATGGCAAATCGAATAACAAAGGAGGGGCAGTTGCCAAGAATGCTGACCCTTTAGCCTTACCGCTGAGCCTAGCTTGGAGAAAATACTAACTCGCTTTCTGGCCCAGCAGGGAACTAAGATCGCCAACCATCTTGGTATATTACAGCATGCTCATCTATAAGATCACCAATACGATCAACGGCAAGATCTACATCGGTCAGACGTCTAAGTCTGTGGAACAGCGCTGGCGCGAACACTGTCTGGATGCAAGTCGGAAAGGCCCTGCTCGCTCGGCTATCCACGCAGCAATTCGTAAGTATGGTCCAGATAAGTTCTCTATTCAGGAAGTTACTTCCTGTGCTACACAAGAGGAGCTTAACCTGGCCGAAGTGCACTACATCAAAGAATTGCAAGCCAATTGGGCTTACTTCGGGTACAACCTGGCGGAGGGGGGTTATAGACCCGGCCACTCAGAAGCCACTAGAAAACGCATGTCGGCCTCCCAGAAGTTGGTTAAGCACAAACCTCACACAGAGACAACCAAAGCTCGTATGTCTGCTGCTCACAAAGGGATTATCTTTACTGAGGAGCATAAAGCAAAGCTATCCGCGGCTCGCAAGGGAAGGACGTTCCAGCCATTATCCGCTGAAACCAAAGCCAAGCTCTCCTTGGCTAATAAAGGGCGGAAACTCGTGCGGAGATCTAATGCCACTTAGTCCAGACGAAGCCGACGAGTTCATCAATTCACTCCAGCTTAACTGGAGTGACTTATTGCCTCTAATCATTCCTATTCTCCAAGCTGAGGCGGAGGAAAGCGCTCGTGAGTTCTTTCTCAGCATTGGCTTCAACACAGTGCATGATTACGATCTGTGGAATCGAATCTTGCAGGAGGCTCGTGATGCAGCGCGCGACAGGGGAGCTAAGTTAGTGGGGAAACGTGTCCTGCCTGATGGTTCTATCATTGATAATCCAAATCCAGAGTGGTCGATTACCGAAACGACACGAGATAACCTGCGCAAGCTCGTCCAGCAGGCCATTGACGAAGGTTGGACGATTAATCAGACCCAGCATCAGATCATCAACTCTGAGTCCTTTGCCCCTAGTCGCGCTCTCAATATCTCAAGGACAGAGTCTGCGTTTGCACGTTCAATGGGTACCTTCGTCTCAGCCAAGAATACTGGGATGGCGTTGAAAGACTGGATGCTGGGGGATGAAGCTTGCGACATCTGTCAGGCCAATGCAGCTCAAGGGAAGATTCCCATCTTGGAAGTTTTTGAGTCCGGTGACCTCTACGTCCCCGCCCACCCTAACTGTCGGTGCGCCAATGGCTATTATCCATCGGAGGAGTAATGGAGAAACAACCACTATCCGCTGACCGCGCAATACCTACCACCGCTGAAATACTGATAGAAGCAGCTGAGTTAATTAAGCAAGTTCTGCCCCCAGACTACTATGGCCGGGTTATACTAATCTTTGAGAAAGGCAAAGCTACCCGCACTGAGGTGCAGCAGTCCTTCAAACTAACATGAAGTTATTCTTATCCAACTCGACTTTATCAGCGCTCTCAAAGGCGCAGTTTATCTGCCCTGGTGATGTGGGTGTCCACATTCCAGAAAACATACTCATCACTCCGCAGATGCACGGTGAGATTGAGGACTTACTCAGAATGCTGCAGCTTCCTGTTCGCGAGGCTGCGCACTGCGTCCTGGCCTCCCTCCTTGAGCAGCAGGGCATCAAGTTCCCTGACTCCCCCTCCCATCCCACACAATAACAAAAAACAATTAAAAAAATTTTAGATCATGGTTGACTTTCCCCGATGATTATATATAATGAATACATCAGGAGGCAGTACAATGGTCAGGCTCTACGGCAGAGAATACAAAGCAGAGAAGATCGGCGGGGGGCTTATCCGTCTCACAGCTTACACAAAAGGTGGGGGCCCAGACTTCCTCCGCACTATCGATGACGTTATGGAGGGCTCGCTGACCGCCTTCAAACACTACCTAGGATTCAAAGCCTACGCAGCTGTGGTGACTGAATTGGCAATCAATCGTCAGTCCAAATCCAAGTAGCACTGGTTGGTTATCAGTATAACAACAGACCAGAGGCAACCAGCCTCACAAGAGGAAACAACAATGAGCTATATTCCGCACCCGATGGACCGCATACCGAATGATACATTGGACGTTTACGCTAAACTCCGGCACCGCATTGAGGCCGGCGAGCTGATCACCTATTACGAAGGCGAAGAGATCTACCAAAACGATATGCTCTGGGACGACGCCTGGAGCGGCCACGAGCGCACGGAAGAGCCGGGGGAGGGCTGGTACGCGGCGGACTGTCGCGCCGACAATCCTGCTGAGGAAAACTAGTCGGTTGTTGGTTGCTTTTAGCCGGATTCCTTTACTGGAGAACTGCATGCAGTTGATACATACTGGGAGTCGATTTGAAGTCATCTGTAGCTTCGGTGAATCTGAAATCCCGAAGAAAGCTGGGTTCCGCTGGGACCAGCGGAAGAAGCGATGGTTCACAGGGAACGCCATCTTGGCCATGCAGTTTATCCAGTTTGCTGATTTTCTAGCACACGACATCTTGGCTGCCCATCAAGCCGCGATCGACTCATCCCGAGCACAGGATTCGGATATCTTCATCCCAACTCCCGATGGTCTTAGTTTTCTCCCCTTTCAGAAGGGTGGCGTGGCCTATTCTGTACCAAGAGAGCACACCTTGAATGGGGATGAGCCTGGGCTGGGTAAGACGATTCAGGCTATCGGGCATATCAATAAAGAGGAACACATCAAGCGCGTTGCGGTCTGTACCACGGCCAGTCTCAAAATTAACTGGCAACGGGAGATAGAGAAGTGGCAGTCTCGCAACATGAGCGTCGGCATTGCGGATCGCAAGGCGTGGCCTAACACAGATGTCATCATCTTCAACTATGAGAACGCTATCGAGGCCGCTGAGATGGGGTTGGACGACGTGAATTGGGATCTGTTTGTTCTGGATGAGGCGCATTTCCTTAAGAATCCAGATACCAAGCGTACCCAAGCCCTCCTCGGCGTCTGGGATCGCGGGCGCTGCATCCTTCCACCGGTACGCGCCAAGCAGTACCTCTTCATGACAGGCACGCCAATCATGAACAAGCCGAAAGATCTCTGGCCTATCCTGCGAAAGGTGGACCCAAAGGGATTGGGCGCTTCCTACTCTGCTTTCACGGAACGCTACTGCAATGGACACATGACCCCCTTCGGGTATGATGCAGAGGGTGCATCCAACCTCTCGGAGTTACAGGACCGGCTGCGCTCCACTTGTATGGTTCGGAGGTTAAAGAAGGACGTACTACCCGAGCTACCCCTCAAGCGACGTCAGATCATCCCCATTCCGGCCAGTGTTGCACGTGTCGCTGCCCAGGCAGAACTTGAATTTTACAACAAGCATTCGGACGCTATCGAGCGCGCTAGAGAGCAGGCTGACATGTTCCAGGGTCGAGGAGATGAGGCGAGCTACAAGAAGGCTACCTCTGATCTGAATTCCCACATGAAGCTGCTCTTTGAGAGCATGAGTTCGTTGCGAAAGGCTACAGGGTTGGCGAAGGTGCCGTTTGCGAAGACCTTCATTGAGCAAATCCTGCTGGAGTCTGAGAAGTTGGTGGTCTTCGCCCACCACAACGAAGTTCTTGATCTGCTATTTGCTAAGTTTTCTGGGATCTCTGTGATGCATCGAGGAGAGATGTCCAACGTTGATAAGCAGCGGTCGGTAGACGTCTTTCAGGAGAATCCAAAGTGCCGATTGTTTTTCGGGTCAATCACCGCTGCTGTAGGCTATACCGTGACAGCTGCCTCGAGAGAGTTGTTTGTAGAACTAGACTGGCGTGCATCGGTTGTTAAACAAGCAGAAGATCGTTGCGCTCGTATCGGTCAACAGTTTTCTGTTTTGGTACAGCATCTCATCTTTGACAGCTCGCTTGATGCTCTTCAAGTCAAGACAATTGTTAGGAAGTTAGAGATAGAGGAACAGGCACTTGGCTAAATTGGAGGATTTATGAGTTATAAGGAGCAGTTTTGCTGCGATGTATGTTCTACTGAGAAGAAGGAAACCAATCACTGGTTTGTTGCGACCCTGGATGAACGCGACTACGGCCCGTTATCTGGCCCAACTCTCCATGTCGCTCCTTTCTGCGCAAGTGATGCAAAGCGTGCAGGGGTCGCGACCCTGTGCGGGGAGCAATGCATCGGGATCTATGTCCACCGACAACTAAAAAACTTAGTTGTGATGAGCGTGGCAAGTTAGATAGGCCGAAAACCCACTAGGACTTCCTCCGCTATAGCCATACTGTAGTGTGTAGGAAAACGAGCTAGCAGAAATGATGGCTGTGGTCACCGAAGCCCCAGCAGCTACTTGCCCTGAGTAAGGATTACCTGAGGGGTATGTAGCATTGCATTCTAGAAAGTAATTAGTATCGGCCATGGGAGTAGGTAAGGTTTGCGTCGAGGCACAAGCTGCATCTCCGTTGTATGGAGCTCCACCAGAACATCCCGGGAAGTTGAACCACTCATCGGCTATAGTTGAGACACACTGCGCATTACCACTTACGCCAATTCCTGTCATCTGGCCTGGCTTGGCGCAGGCTGTAGGGGCCGTTTGTAGCGCCGAGGCCGTTCCCGCATTCCCAGTGATGCTAACCCCAATGGTAGAAGCTAGATCGACGCTAGTTTGATTTGGGGATGCACTGTCTGATAGCACGAAATTGGAGGAGTAGTTAGTAGCATACCGCTGAGTAACTGGCGTTCCGTTAGATTTTAATGTTTGATAGAAAGGCACAGTGGCTGGTGGAAAGGGGGAGCACAGTGCATCTCCGTTGGCCCCGATTCCATAAGCATACTGACCGCCCCCGGTACCGCAGTTAGTAGGTACGTTTTGTAGTGCGGTGGCGGTGGAGGCATTTCCTGTCAACGGGCCAACGAATGATGTTGCTGCCCAAGTACCAGCCACGGTTCCGCCGCTGGCCCAGTCATCCGCGAACACGATGTCGGGTATGAAAATGTTTCCCTGCGCAGCTACCACCTCAAGCGCATAGTGCCCGTGAGATGTACAAAAGAAGTAGTTGCCGCCAGCGTCTGCTGTAAAAGGATTCGTGATTTCATTTCCAGAGCTCAAGGTAGGGCTGTTGTAAATGTTCACGGAGGCGGAGGCGGCTGGGCAATTAGTAGCAGTGGATCCGGAAGGGCAGAGATAAATCTTGGCATACGGAATAGGAACAATTACCCCGTTGCTGATGCTTTGCGCTACATCATCCGTACAAACCCCACCTGGAGCCTGAGCAAGCGCGAAGCCTGTCGTAAGGATGAGAGACAATCCTACTAGTTTATGCCACATTGGTAGCACCTCAAACGTTGAAGATTTCTGGATGTGACTGGTATGTCGCTAGTACGTCAGAAGCTCGTTTGGGGTCGGTACTCCAGCGGCTGCCTACCCATTGGAACTTCCCGTCCGGGAAGGTAAAAAGATTAGTTACAGTACCGTCGCTGTCGCCCTCGACCTCTAGCCAATGTCCAGATACCTCACGAAGGTACTGCTCACCCGATGTAGCCTGGAGAGCGCTTGCGTACAGAGGCAATCTCTTAAGTATTGCCATCCGTTCTACGAAGGCTTCCATGTAGGAGTTGAAGATAGGCCAGGTAGCAGGTTCCAGCTCAGCGACCCCTCGAATAATCTCATTAGTATGCATGGTGATGGTTCTACCCGTCCAACCATTCGGGGCTTTCATTCCGAAGACGTCGTTGGTTCGCTGACAGAGCTGGCTGTAACCCCAGGCGCTCTCAAGACAGGCCTCTGCGGCTGCGTAGGAGGGAAAGATGTGCCCAGACGCCTTCGCCTGGGCCACCATCTGGACCGCAAACTGTTGCTGTAATTCGTGCAGCATGAGGAATGTCCTCGGTAGAGGACATTATAGGAGATTACTTCTTTTTCTGCCCAACTTTCGGCTGCAGGACTGCGGGAGGTTTGCGCGTCCTCTCAAATGACATCGACTGAAAGTTGTAATTCCAATCATCCCCATAACCTCGCTCTCGCTTCACTTGGGCGATGATTTCAAGGACGCGGCTCTTTGCTTGTGCTAACTGTTGCTGCACCGCCTGTGCAGAAGCTTGTATGAGCTGAAAGTCCTTGATGGCCAGCTTGATATCGGCATCTTGCAGTTGAGTCTTTAACGCCTCCTCACTGGTTGCAGAAGGCGGCACTGGTGATGTTGGGGCGGTTTGTCCGAAAGCGAGGACTGCTGCGAACAACAGCGGTGCGCCCATAATTAGCGTACGCTTCTTCATTTCTTCCCTCCAAAGGGAGTAAGGATTCTGGATTTCTCTGCGGCGGGGTTCATACCAACAATCTGTACCGGCAGAACCTTGAGACAGTCTGGATTTCCGCAATAAACAAGTGACGCAATCTGTCCTTGCGGGAACGAAGTGAACATCAGATTAAGCTTTACGGGTTTCTGCCCACAGTAGGGGCAACAAGGAAGGTTGTGTTCTGTAGCAGGAACGGTCCCCTCCTTCAAATCAGTTTTGATTTCAACTTCTTCCATGACATTCCTCGAAAGAAAATGGGAAGGTATAAAAGAGAAAACTACCTCTCCAGGGGTTAAAGCTGCCTTGTGTTCTCGTCTCTGCGGACGGGAAGCTTGTTAGATGTTTAGCGATGGCGGAAATCCACCTATCGCGACCGCGTTATTCCAAGTCTTCGTATATTGGCTTGCCGGGGAATGCCAGATGCTGCGCTTGAAATCTGGCACAAGCGCCAATACCTTCGCTTCCGTCTCAGATGCAACCTGCAACTGATAGCTGACGGTTGACTCTTCCTCGGACGCGGTAGCTGTGGCCGGAGCTGAAGCAGGCTGCGGAGAATTGGCTGTGACCACGCCGATGACGGCCTCAACGCCGGCAAGGATGATGTTCGCAAGAGAAGCGTCAGCCGGTGGAATAGGAAGTGTGTTGAAGACAGTCTGAAAGTCTCCAATCAACTGTAGGACATTCTGCGCGGCAGTTCCCTGCTTCCAGTTTTGCAACGCCACCAAGGCAGCTTTGTAGGCTGTAATCGCTGCGATTCCATTGGGCGTGTTGCTCAGGTTTTCGAACGTGAGAAGCGAGACGATGGAAGGCTCAATTGCCGCCATCAAGGACGCTGCGGTTGCTGCTGCTTTTTGACACATAAGATTCTCCTTTTAGCGAATCATTGCCAAGTCCTGATTGAGTTGCGCCATGTTAAATCCGTCTGGGGATAGACCGTTGCGATTGAGCCATTCGGGGGAAATTAAAGCGTAGCCTTCGTTGAAGTATTTCAGGAAAAATCCCCAGCTCATACTGTAGATGCGACCCCAACTGATGGCCTTTGGCCCCACTGCATCATATCCGCACAGGGTCACGCAGTGCCCACCAGCAATTCCTCCATCATCCGCTACGATTGTCCACATATTCTGACTGAATGCACTGTTTGGAAACTCCAGCCCGCAATACATCCCACCGAACAGGTTGATTGCTTGCTTGACCTCCAGCACGTTTTGCACATCAACCGAGGCGTAGGCACTCAGAGAATTACCTTCAAGCGTCTGCGCCTTCCACAGTCGGAGCACGTCGTACAGGATGCCACCCTGATCGGTTGCCGGGTTGCCATAAACGTATCCGCACCATTTCTCGTAATACTTCAGCGCCTCGCCGTCGTCGACTGTATCCTCAAGCCCGGTATTCAGCGTCCACAACATGCATTGATGCAGCGCACCAGCTATTGTGCAATCGCCCAAAGAATCATTGAGTAAAACTTTGAAGTCTGTTTGCCCGTGGGTCAGGTCCAGGGAATCTGGGGGAGAGGGAAGTTGCGGCGTGAGGTAGGAACGCACTTTTAGCGTCCGCGAATCCGTCTTAACCGCTTTGACGCCGAGTTTTCTATCTTCTGGAACCATACGAGTCTATTATACCGAAAAACCTCAGCCTTCAGGGAGCGGAGCAATCAAGCTGCCCTGTTAAGGCTCTGGAAATACATTGCCGCCGCCACGCATCCGGCCTGCAACGCACCATGCGCCACCGGAATCCACGGGTGATGGCTCAGCCATGCGGTAAAGATCGCTTGCTGATTCAGATAGAGCCAAACGGCCTCGGCAATGCCGAACAGCGCCACCAGCGCGTGTGCGCATGGTTTAGCATGCAAAACGTTAGTTAGAAATCCCATCGTTGCCTCCGTCATTGAAGAATTCCTTGATTGGGCGTTCCTTGCCGCGCACTGAAACGAATCGGCCGCGCTCGTCCTTCACACGTTCGAACTTCGCCAGCTTCTCCCGTAACCCGCGATTCTCGACTGAGTTTATCAGTCCCCAGAACAGAAGCCCTATGGCCGCACCCACCAACAACATGTCCCACATAGCACACCTCACGGATCCTTTAGTTCACCTGCATGACATATTCAGTTTTTGCGTCCAACATGCATCCCATTGGCGTCAGATTCCCGCCATTCGATGCCGGTGTAAAAGGCACACTTCCAAGTCTCCATTCCCATTGCAGATACCCAGAGCAATACAGCCTGTTGTCTGTCTCATGCGGGAGGACCCATGGCATGATCTTGTGCTCAAGAATCTGGAACTCTTCCTTAATCTCATATTGCCTGCCCAGCGCCTGTAGCGCCTGGCCGCATGCTTGAGCGATGTCGAGCGCCGTAGCGCCCGCACGGCGGCACAGCAGCATCCGGTTTTTGCTTCGAGCGTAATGGCTCAAGGGCAGCATCCGGCAGCCATTGCAGAAGGGCGTGAACACCGCCTCGGTCTCATACATCTCATCGCTGTACTCTGGAAACGTCCACAGGCTGATGACATGGCTCGGCCCCAGCATCTCTGCGGACTCAGTCAGTTCCTCGATGGCATAGCTGATCGGTGTCTTGTCCCACAGAAACAGATAGTCCCCCGGCTTCGCGACCCCCAGCATGTCCGCAAACGTTCCTACTGCGCTCATACGATCTCCCCTCGGCTGTGCAGCTTCGCCGTTGCCACACCAGCGTCGTAGCCCTGTCTCCACGCGTTGACCTCGCTGAGCTTCACGTCGATTCCATCGAGGCGCGTGCGATGCTTCTCCAGAATCTTCGCGTGCTCCATCGACTGTTGCATGTTGACCGCCACCTTTTCCGACAGCTTCCCGTAAACGTAGGCCACCCCAACTATCTGGATAATTAGTGTCCCGACCAGCATTGAGACTTCAAAATTCAAGGTACACCTCCTTTACCATCAATGCGTCATCCTAGCGAATCACCGCCCTCGCCGTGAAAGACTACGTTATCGAGCCTGCTCACTCTGCCCTCCAACTTGACGATTCGCTCGCCGTGACCCCACTGGCTATCGCTCATTTTTTGTCCTTGGCAAGTAGCTAAATTACGCAGAACCTGGAAAATTGCCGCCTCGGATGGCCGCGTCTGTTTGCGCGACTTCCGCTCCCAACTGGATTATGGCGGATAGATGGATACCTGCACCTCGTCTATATAGGCCGCAATGGTGCCACCATTGCTGTTGCCGTCCAGTTGGAACTGGAAATTGAACTTGTTCGTCCCGGAATCGGCCAGATCATCATAAGTATAAGACGCCCCGGCGTCCGCGAAAAGCAGCACGCCATCCACAGCGAAGTCAACATATTGGTAGGTCCCGGTGCTTCTGTCAAAAAGCACCAGTATTTGCAAATGGTGCCAGGTATTGGTGGCCGCGAGGTACGACGAAGCGTCAAAGTTGGTCTTCACCCAGGAGTTGCCCGCCGTGTTCCATAGTCCCCAGCACTCTGTAGCCGGAGAGATGCAGTCCCCCGAATAGAACGAGGCGCGAACGCTTCCGAAGTACCTGTCGGTGCCGTCAAATAGGTCGGGGTCGTACTCGTATTGCTGGACAAGGCCGTTGTTTGAGGATGGGAAATAGATATAGAAGTCGGCCCGTATATACATCTGGCCAGTGAACTGGCAGCCCCCGGAAAGCGTCCCGCATCCCAGGCCAAGGTAAGTAAGAACATTGCAGTAATAGCCGGAGGTTCCGGTATGAGTGACCTCCATCGATGCGCCCGACAATGAAGGGCTTGCCACCCCCTGCGTCAGACCGTAGGCGTTCGTCACGCAACCCGATTGCGAGCCAGCGCGGCTGTCATCCACCTGTGACCATACATTGCTAGAATTCTGCAAATTGGAAAACGTTTCGGCCCCGGGCGGCACGGCGGGAAAGCCGGTCAGGAACGATGCATTTATCTGCGGCCCTTGCACCTGCAGGCTGCCGCAAAGCAGTGGCCAAAGCAGGAACAGCGGGAGCGCCAATGTTATCTTCTTCATAACTACCTCGCCGCCACGTTGAAGCTGATTGCCGAGTAGGTTATGTTCGCCGCCGTCTGGTTGCAAACTTCATACTGCACGGTGTTAGCAGCCGACGGCCATATATGAAACACCATTCCGCCCGACGCTCCCCACCCCACTAAGGAGGCCGGGTCTGAGGTGTAGCCCGGAAGAAGGGCCATCGTGGTCGTGACTCCGGGAATGTTCACAGAACCAGGAGTACTGCAGCTATGTGCGTTTTGCGTCCCGGAAGAGATGCTGACAATAAAATCCGGTAGAGGCTGAGCCGTCCATGCGCCAGACACGCATACGTAGAATGTCGATCCAGACGAACCTGCTGTGTTGCTGTAGAGGCTTCCACTGTTGCAGCTTCCAGATGGAGCCGCTGTACCATAAGTCCAGAGTGCAGAAGGAGACGGCCCAATTCCTGCACCAGATACTATACTTCCACCAGCGCTAATTGAGCCGGCAAATGTGTTCGTTCCGGTTCCAGTATATTGCGTGTTGGTCGCACTGGTTGCCTGAATGGATGAAACCTCCGAACCGTTATACACGAAGAACTCCACCGGCGTCGTCATCGATGTGGTCGCGGAAAAGGCGGGGCAGCTTAACAGACCTGCTGTGGATATAGTGCAGTACGGATCTCCAGGGAGCCCAAACCATCCGTAGTTGCTTGAAGAACCATCGGCGGTGTAATTGAAACCCCACTGGAAATCGTCGTTTACGTATGCCGCTGTATCTCCTAATTGACTGTAGACATTATCTCCGGAAAGAAGGCCTGATACAGCTCCAGATTGCATCAGGTTGTAGGTTCCCGATCTTGTGGCATTTTGCGTGATGCTTCCAGTAAATGCTGGTGAGGCCAGCGGTGCTGCGCCGGTCACTTGTCCGACTGAGTAGTCCCCACTAGCGGCCACGACAGCACCTGTGCGGCCAAATACACTGCTTACTGCCGCCGCTGCGCAGTTTGTCCCATCCGCCAGGCAGATGCTCTTGTTCGCCACCGTGGCCCCTGCTGGCATCTTGAAGTTTGTGTATTGGCTAAAGTCCCGCGTCGATCCCGCAGCTACGTTGCTTATCTTGTCCGTGGCGAGAGGAATCACAACGTTTGAGTTACTTATGGAATAGCAGCCGGTATTCAGGTACATGAGGGTAGGCACAACGGTAGAGCCAGTGTTCGAGGACGGCTTAGTGACGCCGCAGAGATAGATAGCGCTGGACGTGCCGTTCCAAAAGTCCATCTGCTGGCCTATGTACGATCCCGAGTTAAACGTGTCG